AGAGAATGATCATAATCGGGGAGAGGATTATTAATGAAGGACAGGCTAGTAGCCCGCTCGGGGACTGACGAATGGTATCGGGCCCGCGAGTACGGTGTAAGCGCAACCACGGTCGCTAAGGCCGCAGCAGGTCCAGGTGGTTACGATGCGGAGCTCAAGCGGGCATTACATCCCGAAGACAATGTCATCGAGGACAATGCGTATATGCGATTCGGCCGCGACTATGAAGAATGGATAGTCAACGGTCTGCCACACGAATACAAGATACGACCGAACGACTGGCTCATCCGCGCTGCCGAGCAGGAGCGTCACTTGGCTACACCGGACGGACTGAACGAAGACTGGTCGATGATTGCCGAGGTAAAGACCACCGGCACGGACTGGGACAAAGGATTAGATCGCGGGATGATTCCAGGCGATATCCCTATCCAGTATCGCCGGCAGGTTCAGTGGCAGATGTATGTGACCGGTGCGACAAAGTGCGTCTTCGGGTGGCTACTTCGGATGCAGACTGATTCGGGAGAATTCGTGCCGGCCTGGATGGAGCCGAAGCACTTTATCATCGAGCGCGATGATGACATGATTGCGGAGCTTATCGAGGTTGCGCATCGATTCGTGACAGACTTCAACAACTATAAAGAATTGGAGAATACTCGTGGCTAACTTTGACCTCAGCTCGTATCAGACTGTCCAGGAACGCATCGACCTTTTCAGGAAGACGCATCCGCAAGGCCGCATCGTCAACAAGATCGTGCACATCGACGAGAAGAGCATTATCGTCGAATGTTCTATCTACCTTAACGCCACGGACGAATTGCCTACCGGCGTAGACCTGGCGCACGAGGTCAAGGACGCCTCACCGGTAAACAGGACATCGTGGGTCGAAAACTGTGCCACATCCTCAACAGGCCGAGCCATTAGTCTGCTCGGCGGAGCCTTCTCACCAAAAGGCAAACGACCGTCTCGAGAAGAGATGGCAAAGGTCGAACGAGCCAACAAAGCGACGCAAATCACTACAAAAGACATCGACGCGGCCGCAACCGTCAGCGAGCTCAACGATCTATGGTCTCGAGCTGTCGACTCCGGCGATTCCACCAAACTAATCAGCCAATTCACAGCCCGAAAAAAGGCACTAGGTGGCTAAACATTACGACCTAACCGTCCCAGGACATCCGGTCGCTAAAGAACGACCACGCCTAGCGCGAAACGGTGGAGTCCACACGCCACCAAAAACAGTCCAATTCGAGAAACTAGTCGGTAATGCATGGTTCGATAAATACGGAGAGACACGCCTCGAAGGTATGCTCCAGGTCTGGCTCTACTTCGGGACCAAAACACACTCCCGCCAGGATGTCGACAATCTCACTAAGAGCGTGCTCGATGGACTCGAGCGAGCTAACGCCTTCGAGAAGGGCGATCAACAGGTCTACAAAATTACGGCCAGCAAATATCCATCGGATGTCGAGCAGACAATAATCTGCGTTAGGGCATTAGTGGACTATGCTCTACCTGACTAGCCTCATCCCTAAAACTTCCCGCCGGAGATGGCTAGGTCTCCGGCGGGATTCCATTTAGGAGAATGATGGATACCGAACACCAACACCACTGGCTTACCATCGGCGAAGGCGGCACGACCGAGTGCGTTATCTGCGGGATGCGAGTATGAGCTTCAAACTAGTAAAGCGCATTATCCACAGCGATCGCGTCGAAGGCGTCCATAAGCTCATCCTGATAATCCTGGCGGACTATGTCAACGAGACAAAGGGTAACGCCGCCTGGCCATCCGTTACGACCGTAGCCATGCAAGCCGGCACATCCATCCGGCACACTCGCCGAATCATCCGTGAGCTCGAGACCGAAGGCGTCCTAATCACGACCCGACAGGCAGGTCTCCGCGGGACGAATAAGTATGTGATCGATGTCACAGGTGGCGTCGACACGCTGCCGAAATTCGTGCCAGGGGCGGACACCCATGTCCGAGGGGGGGCGGACACCCATGTCCCCCCAGGGGCGGACATTTACGACACAAAGGGCGGACATTTGAGACACCCAGGGGCGGACACCCATGTCCCCCGAATAGATAAAGAACAAATAAGAACAAATACGCTCGACGGCCCGCCGGCCTCTGGCCAGGGCGGAGCCGTCTCGCAACAGATAACAAAAAGAGATCCGAATGGCGATGCCGGCTCAGGCTCCGCCGCCGACACGCCACGGTGTCAAGAACACACCACACTCAAATTCCAATGTCATAAGTGCTACGCTTGGCAAATCGACCAATGGAGAAAGGACCCGATAACATGACACACCTAGCACCAGCACCAAAAGTCATCGGAGCAATGAAGCACCTACTTCTCGAGCTCAAAAAAATCAACGCCATCAACGACATCGACCACGACCACATCCTCGACCGATACATCCGAGGACAGATCATCGGATTCGGACACCTAGCCGAATGGCTCCTGGCAACAGGCGCAATCGGCGGACACAACTACGACCAAATCGTAAAGTACGGTCGCAGGTACGGTGAAACCCGATGAAAAGCACCATCCGAATCGCCTGGCCAACACACAAGGCAAAGGCGGCTCAACGCAAGGCCCGCAAGACCCGAATCAGAAACAGCAAAAGGAAGGCAATAACACTATGGCAATCGTCAAAGTAGAAGGACGAGTCTCGAAGCTCTTAGGCACTAAGGGATTCGTACTCGCAGAACGCATCGTCACATCAACAGACCAGTCCTGGGAAACCAACTGGACTATCTGGGGAGACCAGCCCGCAGAAAACGCCATCGTCGAGGTAGTCGGTGAGCTCCGCGTCGAGGTCGCAAAACACTACGAGACGAAGGAGATTCTTCTCTCGAACGCCGGTCAACCCTATGTTGGCCGCACTGTCGGTGACGCAACGATCAAGGTCCTCAAAGAAGGCAAACCAGCAGAAGCAACTCAGTGGGAAGCACCCGAACAGGGAGCTCCCTTCTAATGGCCGGCCAGTCGTACCGGATGCGCATGTATAAGCGGCGTCTCTGGCAACAGCGTGGACAGATAGCCCTCACTGGTATCGCCATCTGGCTCGGCATCGTCGCAATCATCCTGGTAATCCTCGAGGTGACACCGTGAACCTTGAGCAACTACTCAACACAGTGACCACACCACGCACCAAACAGTGCAAACTAAACGCCTGGCTAACCACGCTAAGCGAAGAAGATCGCAACGCCTTCTGGCGTGCGATGGATGATGAACGAATCCCGCTCCGCCACATCTGGAAAACCATCCAGGCAATCGGCTGCCCGAATCAAGAATCCTCAGTCCGGTCACATCGACGCGGAGACTGCAAATCATGCGAAAGGCTAATCAATGGCTAGTATCTATCAAATCGAAAAACAGGTCGAAGCAATACTGGCCCAGACAAGGATTCTCTGCGAGATCATGGGAATCGACCCAACACCTATGCCAGGCGAAGAGACACCGGTCGATAACGAAACTATCGAAGAGCTCACCGACCCTGATGCTTGAAGACCTACTGAACACACCACAGCCCTCGAGTGCTCCTGACACTCGGGGACCTGTGGTATTCAGTCAAGAATGGGACGCACTCGGAGACGAATCAGTCGTAACCGCTGTAACCGATACCGAACTCGGTCACGAACAACTGCACGAATTCATTACCGGTCGCGGCGGAATCATCCCCGATGGCTATGTAGCCACGATGCTCACCGCCAAATTTAACCCGAACGCCTGGACTCGAGAGAAGGCATACGATCACCAGGGCAAAAAAACACCGGCAGTCACTCGAGGAGCATGGTCATACACCTTCCGCATCTCGAAACGGTCGACACGAGAATCATTAGTCGAAGACCTAATCAAGCTCGTAAACAAGAAACCAGCAACCAAACAACAGAAACAGAGTGACAATCTCTTCGTCTTCGCGATGGGAGACTCACAGTTAGGAAAACCTGATGGCAAAGACGGTGGATCAGAAGGAATCGTTACCGCGTGGACGGAGAGCCTTACCCGCGCAGCTGCCGAATGGACCCGAATGGGAAAACCCTCGGTACTTATTGCAGGTCTCGGAGACCATCTGGAAGGCAATCAAAGCCAGGGCGGACGAAACTTCTACCGCTCCGACCTCACCATTTCCGAGCAACTTCGGGTATTTCGCCGGATGCTACTCAGGACCATCGACACATTCATTCAGGCACCGGATATCACGGTGGGTATTGTCAACGGCAATCACGATGACATCCAACGCTTCCAAGCGACTGACGCGTCTGATGGACACGCTACTGAGTCGGCAATCGCGGTCAGCGAAGCACTGGCACTCAACCCAGAGCGATATGGCCATGTGCGTATGTTCGTGCCAGGTAAAGATGAAGACCATCTCGTCCTCGAGGTAAACGGTACAAACTTCGTCCTCATTCACGGACATCAGTGGGCTCGAGGTAAAGCGATGGAATGGTGGGAAAAGCAAACCTTTAACAACCATCCCGCCGGTGCAGGACACATACTCATCCACGGCCACGAGCACGAATTCCAAATCAGCTCACGCCGCGATCGACTCATCATCACCACACCAGCCCTAGAATCAGAATCGACCTGGTTCAAACAAAAGTATGGGGCCGTCGGTCGACGAGGTGTGCTCACCTTCGTCACCAAACCAGAAGGACAATTTGGAAGGATGGCAATCGTCTAATGGGTAAGCGCGACGATCTACGGACCGCAGCATGGCGGGCTCTATCCGATTGGGTACTCGAGCGGGATATGTATATCTGTCAAGCTGGATGTGGTAACGCGGCGGATACCGTCGACCACATCATCCCCAAAGCAATCACCGGCACACCAGACAATAGCCCGAGTAATCTCCAGGCCTTGTGCCGGTCATGCAACTCGAAGAAGGGAGCGAAGATGCAACCGCCACGCCGCGCCTTCGTCAAAGGTGGGTGGGGTCTCACCATGTAACAGCTGAGAAAAAAATAGACGGCAAGATAGTTATCCACAGCCGATTGTTTTTTTCTTATAGTTGTCCACAATCCGCCCCCTAACTGGCATTTTTACCCCCGAACCTTGAAACATTTTGAAACAATTAGCCGACCGGCGCAAACAAAGGAGATCATATGGAAACCGAAGGCATACGCCGACCAGCAACTTTTGCTGAGACGGTCGAATCGTACCTATCGACGGCGGATTACCTCGACGAATCGCACGGTCCGTCGGTAAAGCTGCTTCAGGCACTCGCTATCGAATTAGATCGTGAGGTTACGGCCGCACTTAGCGCACAATTCGGACTGGTTCATCGTGGTCTGCTCAAGGAGCGGCCTTCTGTTGCCGGAGCTGTCAATCCTTATGAGGAATTGCTCCGCCGATAATGTTTAGCCCGACCCGATTCACTCCGCCGCTCCGTGAGGACTTCGAGGCCGACATAGATCGTTATCTTCCGTTGCTCGAGGATGCCTGGCGCGGGTCGATGGGCTACTGGCTCGACGAATGGCAGATAGAGCTAGTCCGGCGAATGACTGAGCTCCAAGAAGATGGGACGCTGAGGTTTCGTGCTGTTCTTTGCAGTGTCGCGCGTCAATCCGGCAAAACAGAATTAACCTCGCTGCTCGGGCTCTGGTCTTTGCTCCGGAAGCCGAATCAGATTAATGTCGGCATCGCATCCCAGGTCGACCAGGCTCGAATTCTTTACGAACGCATCCAGGCAATCATCAACAACACGCCAGGCCTGAAGAAGCTTATGACTAAGCTCACCGATACTCGAGGCATCCGCACTACTCACGGCTCAAGGTATGAGATTAAGGCGGCTCGGGCATCGACGCTCCAGGGCATCCCTATCAGTGTGGCAATCGTGGATGAGGTTCACCTGGTCGACGATTCATCCTGGACAGCTTTAGTCTCGGGACAAGGATCGAGAGCGGACTCTATTTTGATCGGCATCACAACAGCCGGAGACCAGAATTCTGCGCTGCTAAAGCGACTCTATGAGAACGCGGAGAAGGCTATCGCGGGAGAGTCCTCGAGGTTCGGCGCGTGGATATGGGAAGCAGAAGAATCCCTAGTCCCGAGCGAAGACGAGGAGCTCCTTCGCTTATTAAAGCAAGCGAATCCTTCCCTGGCGTCTGGCCGTATCGATTCCCAGATTATGCTCGACGATGTTCGCTCTCTGCCGGACGAAGACATCATCCGTTATCGACTTAACCGATTCGTCTACTCGAACGATAAGACCTTTATTCCGATGTCGCTCTGGTGGTCGTGCGAGCGGCCGAGAGAAGAATCCTTCCCCGCCGGTAATCCATTCTTCTCAATCGACCTCACGCGAGACGGAGACTGGGCAACCATCGCAGCTGCGATACTCGTCGACGATATTGTCCACACTGAGATCGTGGCCGTCTTTGCCAGGCCGACAATATCTAAGCTCATCGACATCTGCCAGCAACTAATCAAACACTCTCCCGCCGGATTCGTCATGGACGGTCTTTATCTCAAAGACCTGGCAAAGGAGCTCGAGAGCCGAGGATTCCGCGTCCATGTTTATCATCTCGGCGATGTGATGCGTGCGTCCTCGATGCTCTATAACCGTCTGAAGCATAAGACACTTCAGCACGCCGGAGACCCGCTTATGACTTATCAGATTCCGCGTGCCGTCCGTAAGAATGTCGGCGAGAATTTTCGCATCTCGCGCGTCGATTCCAGCGTCGAGATCGACGGTGTAATGGCTACCGCGATCGCTGTCCATGCGGCGTCTGAACATACTCCAAAATCGTCGGGTCTTCAGCTTTTCATCGGCGCGTAATAACCTGGAGCACGGCCGCTCTGATAATCTGGTCGGTCTATGGATAACGAAAATATCAACGGCTATGCCGTGCCTCAAGACCCGATGGACCTGCTTCAGTGTGATTCTTGTCAGTGATTCGTGCTAGTATTTTGGCACGGCCGCGAGATTGGGACTTGACTTAGGACTTGGCCGCCTGGGTCTCCCTGCGCAATACCCCTAGAGTCCGAGAGTCCTTTAGGGGTATTTTCTTTGGGGATGAAGGGTATCTCGACGCCGTAAGACCCGCAAGGGAACGGCGGCGGACTCCGGTTCGACTCCGGACATCTCCACGACACGCCAAACACTATATGTAGTGGTCTTGACTTACTCATACCACAAGATGTAGTGTTTAGGTAATGGGATTCCTCGAATTTCTCAATCGACCGGCTCAAGGTCTGCTAGATTCAGGCCGGGACTCTGTCGCGTCCTTAAACGCACGCTGGTCGGGAAGCACCATCCCTAATCCACGATCTGCATCGTCCGGCATCACGACCAACGAGGCCCTGTCTCTCGCGGCCGTCTTCCGCGCTGTATCCATCCTGTCGACCGCAATCAAACAACTGTCCATCCATGTTTACCGCGATGGCGTCGAGCTCCCTTCGAGCCCGCTCTGGATTCGTCAGCCCGACCCGAAGCAGACCCGCGCTGCCTTCCTCGAGCAGACCGTTAACTCTTTGGCTCTGTCCGGTAACGCCTTCTGGCGGGTATACCGTAACGACACGCGCAACGAGGTCGTGAAGCTCGAGTGCCTTAACCCTTTTGATGTCCTCATTCAGAGCGACGATCTTGGCAACCTTCAGAGCTATGTTTATCGGGGTACGCAGAAACTATCAATCGCAGACATCCAACCGCTTAGTCTTCTCCGCGTCCCTGGTAATCTCTACGGCCTGGGACCAATCCAGTCCGCGCAAAAAGAACTTCTCGCCATCACCTCGACGCGAGACTATGTCAGCGAATGGTTCGCAGCTGGTGGAACACCCGCCGGAATCCTGAAGACGGACCAAATGCTTAACGGTGAGGACGCGCAGAACGCGGCGAACGCCTGGAACGCTCTCGGCTCGGGTAAGACGGCCGTACTCGGTAACGGCCTGTCCTTCCAATCGACCTACCTGTCCCCGAAGGACGCGCAATTCTTAGAGACGCAATCCTTCGGTGTCGAACAGACCGCTCGACTCTTCGGAATCCCTGTCAACCTCATGGCTAGTGCGCTCCAGGGCGGCTCAAATACTTACTCGAACATCGAGCAGGAGCTCATCTCCTTTACCCGCTTTACTCTCGCCGCCTACTATGTCGAAATCGAAGAAGCGATGACCGCTCTTCTCCCTGGCCGTCTTACCAATGTAGCGAAGATGAACATCGACGCACTTCTCCGCTCTGACACGCTCACGCGCTATCAGGCACACCAGATCGCACTCGACCCGACTTCCGGATGGCTGTCGAAGGACGAGGTGAGAAACATCGAAGGCCTCGCGCCGAACGGAGCAATCTAATGGAAACGATGGAAACACGCGAACAGCTCGTCGAGCTCCGCTATGACACCACGACCCGCCAACTGTCCGGCATCGCCGTCCCCTACGGAGAGGTCTCACCTTCGTATAACGAACGGTTCGCTCCTGGCTCGGTCACGCTCGACCCTAATGCCCTCATGTTGTGGCAGCACGACCGTCACGAGCCCATCGGAAAAATCACCGGCGGCGCAGACCGTGACGGCGGATTCCACTTCGAGTCTTTTCTCTCCGACACTGTTCGAGGACGCGACGCCGCGACTCTCGCAGCTGACGGAGTCCTGTCGTTGTCTGTCGGATTCATCATGCGCGATTCTGCCGTAGTCGATGGAGTCACAGAGGTTCGAGACGCTCTCGTCAAAGAGATCAGCCTCGTAAGTTTCGCGGCCTATTCAGGCGCGATTGTCACGGATGTCCGTGACGAACAAACCGAACCGGAAACTCCGGACTCGGCAAACTCTAAGGAGCAAACAGTGGACGAAACCACGATCCCCGCTTCCGATCTCGCCGAGGTCCGTGAAGCAATCCAGCACCTCGAGCGCGAGGTCGCTGGCATCAACACCAGCCCCGAGCCCGCTATGGACACTCGTTCAGCTGGCGAATTCCTCAAGGCAATCGCAGAAGGCGATGACTCGGCTATCCGCGCCTACACCGGTGCAACGACGGCCAACTCGGTCGTTACCCCTGTCGATGTCAACCTCATCCGCCTTGTCGAAGGTGCAAACCCGCTCGGAGCCGTCTTCGGTCGTGGAGTCACTCCCGCAACCGGCATGACGATCACCTTCGCTCGCGTCACCGGTCAGACGGATGGCACGGATGTCCAGGACGCCGAAGGCGATAACTTGGGCTACTACGAGCTCGATGTCGACACCGACTCGGAAGCCATCGTCACTCTGGGCAACTACGCCGAATTGAGCCTTCAGGCCGTGACCAGGTCGACTGTGCCGTATTTGGACTCGGTACTCCGTGGCCAGGCAATCGCACTCGGAAACGCTCTCGCAGCGCAGCTCCGCAACAAATACACCGCAACCGTTTCGGCTCAGGCTGGCGCAGGTAACATCGTTACTCGCTCGGCTGAAACCTACGACGGATGGGCCGGCGCACTTGCTGACGCAGCTGCGACCTACTTCCAGCCCGCTGGTGCAGCCATCGACGCTCTCGTCGTCGGTAAAGCAACCTTCAAGAAGCTCCTGGCTCTTGATGGAACGCCTGTCATCTCCTTCTCGCAGGAGAACGCTGGAGCCTTCGGTTCGGCCAACCCTGGCGGACTCCGTGGCACGATCGCCGGTATCCCCATCATCGTCGACGCGCAGCTCGCCGCCAACGGTTCGGAAGATGCCTTCGTCTCGTCGCTGGCTCTCCGCCAATACACCTCGGGAGCTCTTCGTCTCTCGCAGGAGAACGCGGTCAACCTGTCGGAAGCCTTCAGCCTCAGCACCTTCTGCTGCGTCGCTGACGAATTCCCCGCGCTCATCATCCCAACTGTCGCTGACTAAGTAAGACCAGCGAAGGGATAAGCGAATGGCCGCGTGGGACAACCTCACGACATATGTCGGAGCCGTAATCGGTGGAGTCGATGAAGAATTCATCGAGAATCACTGCTGGAATCCGGCCGTCGAATTAGTCGACCGATTCATCGGCACTAATGAGGATGTCCCCGCGACCATTCGCACCCGAGCAATCATGGAATGTGGCGCGGAATTGTATAACCGTCGCTCCGCTCCAGGCGGAATTGCACAATTCGCATCCTTCGACGCTGCACCAATGAGGATCGCGAGGGACAGCATGGTAAGAAGCTACGATTTGCTCGCACCATTCGTCCTGGGCTCAGCAGGAAACATCGGTTTCGGTAAGTGATTAGCGAAGCTCGAGCATCTCTGTCCGGTCTCCTCGAGGATGCCGGATTCCGAGTGTTCGAGTATGTTCCCCCGAACATTACCCCGCCTTGTGCTGTCATCTTCCCGCTCGGCGAGTGGATTCAGCCAGGAGAAACCTTCGGAGAATGGCGAATCGGATTCAGCGTCCGCATCTTTGCACAAGCACTGACTAATCAGAATGTGACCGAGACGATGGACGCCTATGTCGAGGATGTCATCGAAGCTGTCAGCGAGGCCGCCGGATTCTATATGACCGGCATCAGCGCACCCGAACAATACGGCGAAAACGCATCGACCTTCTTAGGTGTGGACGCCAACATTTACCAGATCACCAGACAATAAGAGAGGGCATCATGCCAACTTCAACACGAATCAAAGCGAATGCGCTAAAGATGACCATCGATGGGACTGACTACTGGGCAGACCTGTCATCGGTCGAACTCCAATCCGAGCCCGCAGCATCAGACAGCGAAACTTTCTATGATGTCTCGCTCGGCGGCCGTCCGGACTGGTTCTTCACCGTTTCCGGAGTCCAGTCAACCGAGTCGACATCCTTCTGGATGGCGATGTGGAACAACGCCGGCGAAGAGGTCGAGTATGTCTATGCTCCGCACGGAAACGCAACAGCCACGGTCGCAGAGCCGCACTTCCGATCCGAAGATGACACTTCACCGACTCCGGTAGTTGTTTCGACTGTTCGGATTCCTATGCGCGGGTCGTTCGTTCTGGGTGGCCAGGCTGCGGCCGATGGGACTTTTTCGTTCGAGGGCGTCCGTATGGACATCGTCGGCGAGCCATTCCTCGCAACCGAGTAAGTCATGGCAACCTGGTCGGTCTCCGAAGGCTCGGGCTCTGTAAACGCAGGGTTCGGGATTCGGACATCGGCAAAACTAAACGCCAAAGGCTACGCGCAGATTACGGGCGTCCGTGAGACTCGAAACTTCATGCTCCGCATGGCGAAGGACTACCGGACATACAATTCCTGGATGAAGCGTGGAGCGCAGATCGTCGCCGCTGAGGGTCGACGCCGAGCACCTATCAAGAGCGGACAATTAGCCCGCAAAATTGATGGTAAAGCGTCGGCCCGCGTACTCAATAAGTACGGACAGAAAAGCACGATGATAGGTGGCGTCGTTGTGGCTAACACGCCTTACGGTAAATCAGTTTCGTTCGGTCGGTACTATCCGTTCGGTCGGTATACGATTCGCCGCAGCAAGACTGGACCGGCCTTCGAGGGTATCCGATTCGAGAGCATTAGATCGGACAACAAAAACACATATCTAAAGAAGGCTCGAGAAGCATCTAAGCCCCATGTTGTAGCCTTATGGAACTCGCTACTTCAGCGCTATATCCGCGTCAACGGATACGAATACCAGAAAACATCATAGGAGAAACAATGGACATCGACACCCTAACCCTCGGAGACATCGAGGACATCGAAAACTATGCGGGACTGTCATTCTCAGATATTGGAGAAGATAAGCCTGGCGTCTCGAAACTGCGGACCGCTCTGGTCTGGGTCTTGAAGCGCAAAACGGACAGCTCGTTCACAATCGAGGACGCTCGGAAGATTACACCGGACGAACTCTCGAAAATCTTTGAAGACACACCACTAAAAAAATAAAGAAGGGCCAGGCGGAGCGCATTATTCCGCTGGTGGTCGCAACCGGTCTAGCCCCGAGCGTGCTCCGCGAATTCAGCTCTTACGAGCTCGAGGTCCTTCACGACATTCTCAACCAGAAAGGCTAGACGATGGCATCCGGCAACATGATCGTTACGCTCGTCGCTCAGACGCGGCGATGGTCTTCTGGTCTTCAGCGTGCCGGACGCGACTCTCTGACCTTCGGTAAGGTCGCTATGCGCGGATTCCAGATGGGAGCTGCCGCGCTTATTACTCTGGTCGCGTCTCTGTCTCGAGTAGTTCCCGCTATTGCCAATATGGGTGCGGAATCGCGTAAGGCCGACATCCAGCTCCGATTCATGCTGGAGAACATGAACGGCATCTCTGCGGCCACAGATAAGACCGTCGAGCGGATGGGTAAATATGCAGACACGGTCTCAAAGGCTACCGGCGTCGATGACGAGCAAATCAAGGCGATCCAAAAGAAGCTCCTTATGTTCTCTTCGATTCGTAAGAGCGCGGATCGTATGGGCGGGTCGTTCGACCGTGCGACGAAGGCGGCGATGGACCTCGCAGCTGGTGGATTCGGTGAGATGGAAGCAAACGCCATCAAGCTCGGCCGTATGCTCGAAGACCCAGCGACGAAACTGAACACTTTGAGTCGTGCCGGTGTGGTCTTTACCGAGCAGGAGCGTAAGAAGATTATTGTCCTGGCGGAATCGGGTCGGAAGCTCGAAGCCCAGGAGCTGATTCTGAGCAAAATTGAAGGCCGCGTCAAAGGTCTGTCGGAAGCGTCTGCGACTCCGTTCGAGAAGATGATTCAGCAATTTAATGAGATGGGTGACACCATCGGCGAGGCTATGCTGCCTTATCTCGAAGAGATGAACAAACAGATTAGCGAATGGCTGTCTTCCCCGCAGGGTAAAGAAGACCTGAAGGCTATTGTCGACGCTTTTGTCAATATGGCTAAGGCCATCAATTCGGTCGTGGGATTTGTTATTGACCTGATGAACGCCTGGAAGGCCGCTACTAAAGAGATCAAGAAGTATAACGACGAGAACAGCGTCTTCGGTCGTGGTGGTGGTGGTCGTGGTGGTCGACGAAACTACGGCTCCGGCGGAACTGACAACACGCCTAGCGGGCCTACAACGCCGGCAGACCGTCAGCCTACTCTTGCGCCGATTATCAACTTTAACGCTCCCATAGACTCTGTCAGCGCCGGACGCGAGGTAGCCAGGGTACTTGCGGACTATAACCGGTCGAATGGTCGACGATAATGGCTCTACCAATTATCGAGAGACCGTTATACGGTGAAGTCCTCATAGAGACTTCTCCGTGGGCTACCCCATTTGTTTGGACTGACCGGACAGCAGACTTAGTGAACGGCCTGAACTATTCGCAGGGCGGCCGAGTCGGTCCGCCTGGATCGTCGCAGGTCGATGTCGGGACGCTAAACGCAACATTCAAAAACTTATCTTCTGTCCCTGGCGTAGGTGCGCTAGTCCGCATCTCATTCAGCAAATTTGCCGGTTACGCCTTTGTCGGTTATATCGAGAATGTATCTCAGCGAATTGTCTTTGATAATTCAATCAGCCTCACAACACCAATCACGCTCACCACGATTCACTGCGTCGACTGGGTCGGATACATCTCCCAATTCCAAGTCGTTGGAGTCGGTGGCGCGGATCAGGTCAGCGGAACTAACTTAACGAATTCAAACTACGAATGGTATAAGCGGGTCGCTGCAATAAATAAAGTTGTCGACGCTACTTATGCGACAAAGATTATTAGTGCCACATCAATATCACCAGTGGCCTTCATGGGCGATACTGATGTCGTTGCAAATATGTCAGAACACCTAGACCTAGTATCAACGACCGCTAATTGTTATTGGTATCCAAAAAACATTCTGCCAACAAACATCACGACCGGCAGAACAGGTCTAATTGAGGTTGTTTCGGTCGGTTCATATACTTCATCAACTAAAACATTCACTGATGTCTTGGGTACGGCCGGACAACTTCACTACACGGAAATCGACTTCGAGAATTCGACTCAGAATGTCGCAAACAACATCGTTTTGAACAATCGTGCTCGAGTCGACATTACGAATCCCGACATAACCAAAATTGGTGGATTCAACGAAACCAACTTCATGGTTATCAATAGCCAGAATGTTGTCGGAGTCGGTCTAGATCGCGTACAAAAAACTTCAGATGCGACTTCGATAACAACTTATGGAAACCGCCAGGCGGAATTTGAAACTAATGTTGCGACCTCAACTATTACGCTGACTAATCTCATCGGCAATCCTTCTGCCGAATACTCAGACGATGGGTATAACGGTGGAGCAGCCGTCCGAGTCCGAAGGCGTCGACCATTAGACGAAGCAACTCCTTTTGATGCGTGGCGCGGCGAGTGGGCAATTCGTATGCGTCAAGCCAGTGCATCTACGACCGGAACTATTCAGTATTTTGGTACAGAATCTGACGGCACTCCAGTAGTGCCTGGCGGTCTTCTGGCTTATCGGGTATTGGTCTACGCTCGTCGAGGTTCACCATCGGCAACAGACGCAAGATTCCGAGTCGAAATTGACTGGAAGGATGCCGATGAAAACACGATCTCAAGCACTGTCGGGGCCAACACCGCTCTAACTCTCAGCACAGCATGGTATCGCGGCGGCGCAACTGGGTCAGCACCAGCAAACGCGACAAGAGCAATAATCAAGGTTGTCTTCAGTCGCTCTGGTGGTGGAAACATCGCGGCCGGTAATAATTACTGGATCGATGGATTATTCATGGGAACTTATCTCGGTCTTCCCGACCCGCCATATATTGACGGAGATCAAGAATGGTCGCTCGGAACAGGTTACGCCTGGACTGGTGGAGTCGGCAGCTCACCCTCAATTGCGTTCGAGAACAAAGTGGACGATGCGGCGGCCATTATTTTGGCAAAATATGCCAACACCTCGATGCGTGTATCGCGCATACGATGGAACGCTCAAGAACAACTGTCGGCAATACCGTCGCTATCAGTCGGCAAAACAATATCTCTGGTCTACAAGGGAACTACAACTACATATCGAATCGTCGGAATCGACGGCTCAATCGACCCCGAGCGATATATGCTCGATCTCTATCTCGTAAAGGTATAAACATGAAAAACATCCTTAACCGCGTCCTACGCATCGCATCCTTCGCACTTGGAGCAGGAATCGCCGGACTCGGCGCGGGCTCCGCCATCGGGCTCACAGTCGCTCAGAGCGCACTTATGGGCTCACTGACCGGCGTCCTGGGCATCTTCGGAGCACTCGCCTTCATCTACGCCGGTAAAGGCCAGGTCGACGAAGGAGACTTTAACTCGACGATTAACTCGGCCATCGAGACGGCCCGCGCAAAAGACGGCAAAAAGTGAGCGACGGTGTGGTCGTAACACTCGAGAGAATCTATGAGAAGCTCGTCGAGCTCGAGATTCGACTCGGCGATCACCCGAAGCAACTCGATGACCACGAAACACGCATCCGTAATCTTGAGATGAAGGTCTGGGGATTCGCTGGTATCAGCGGACTCGTGGCCATCATCGCATCCATAATCATCACGAAGGCAGGATAACCATGATTGATGTCGATTATGTTCGACCATGCAAAACACGCACCATCAGCGACAACTTTAAAGACCATTTAGCGCGAGGTTCATTCTCCCCTGGCGTCGACTTCACCTGTCCAGTCGGAGAGACGCTCGTAGCAACCGCTAACGGCACTGTCGCATCAGCCACGACTAACCTGAAGAGCTCAGCTGGTATGGCTGTCATCATCAAGCACCGCGATGGACGGCTAAGCCACTACTTCCATCTCTCGAAGGTACTCGTCAAGAACGGTCAGCGCGTCAAGGCCGGCGATGTCATCGGCAAAAGCGGAAACACCGGCACTGCGACAACAGGACCGCACCTTCACTTCGCAATCAAGACTCGAGGCGGGTCATGGATCGACCCTGAGAAACTGCTTCGTAAAGAGAAGCGGGAACGAATCGCCGAAAAAAAGGCGGCCACTGTTGTCTCGGATGTACCGACTCCAATCGTAGAGTCTCCCGAGACGCCAGCCGGATAGGGTCTTTCTCCTTTCTACCTATCCGGCGGGGACCAGTGTGTTAGGGCGCACTGGTCCCCATCTTCTGCTATGGTGTGACACACCTACTAGCAAAGGATTATCATGCCCAAACAACAAGCTTTTAACCTGGGACGCACACTTACAGTCATAGCCTTTATCGGGTGCGTCACATCGTCCGCCTGGGTCTTACTACCTGGCATCATCGGATTAGCTCTGGTCTGGTATGGATCGACAGAGTGAACGGTGGCCGCCGGTCGACATCGTCCGTGACGAACTTCGCCGGCTCCAGGCCGAAAAGACCGCATCCGATGTCAAGGCTCGAGCTGCACACTTCGCCGAGCTGAAACAGCATATGTCCGGCCACGATAAGACACTTCACCGAATTAGGCGTCGTACCTCGATGCGAACATTTACTCAGAGAATGTTCATAATCGGGGAGAGGATTATTAA